GTAGCTGAGATGTCTAAATTACTGCATCCGGAAAAATGCCCTCCATTATTGGTTAACTGCAACTGTCCCCATTGGGATATGTCGGTAATCTTTCGCCTGTCGCCTGAACTATTGAACCTAAAGCCCCTAAATGTGCCCGTTACTCTGACTGTGAATATGCCTGGCCCACCGACGAAATCATGCGTCCACCTAGCATCATCAAAAGTAGCCATGTTGGTGTCAACAGTTCCATCATCCCAATCTACAGTCGTAGTAGCGTCGTATAGTCCACCGGATGCGGGGGCTACTGTCGGCATGATAAATCGATCATTAGCTGAGCCTGGATTACTTGTATTTACCGTCAATGTATACCCAGACAGAATTTGATCTGAAACAATAATATTCTTTACAATGTCCTCTACAATAGGACGCGCAATTGGTTTAACAATGGTCATAAATTTTTCCCCAAAAAAACAGTTAGAAATACCCCTATTTCAAAACCGTCGGATACCTAAAACTATACATGGCTTTTTTTGAATTTGATACATTTTTATTTATACTAAGAACATGTACTATCCGCAGCATTTTATTGTCCAAGAATTTGTTACCCCTAAAGCCTATCTTGCTTATGGTCAAAGTTCTTGGCGTTTCATAAATATTGGTACGGTAAAAATAGCTGAATTTCTAAGAAACTATTTTGATGCCCCAATCTATATAAACACTTGGCATTCCAAATTGTTGATTAGGCGCATTGGTCTTCGCAAAGAATCAGGGTACAGAAACCCAAGTACAAAAACTGGTAGTGACTGGTCTGCACACAAAAGAGGAATGGCTATTGATATCAAAGTAAAGGGAATAGACGCGCCAGAGGTTCAAGCTGAGATCATAAAAAATTATGATTGTGTTTTTAAAGGAATAGGAATTACTGCTATCGAATTAAACACACCCACTTGGACCCATATTACTAACGAAAATTGGCAGTCAGACGAACTAAAGCTCATTTCTTTCTACAAAAAGCCAAAGAAAAAACCCAATAAATAAACCGAACATGAAGCCCGAAATAATACACACTGATCAAGATATCAACTTAATCGAATACAGATTAGGCGAATTAGAGCGAAAAACAGAAGCGATTAAATTGAGTTTTGAAAAAAGCATTTCAAATTTATACAAAAAAATGGAAGTTCAATCAAAGAATTCTGATAGCCAAAACAAAGAATATTCCGATAAAATTATTACATTGATACTGAAGGTTCAAAAAAATGGGATAAAGCAAGGGATATATGAAAAACTTGTTTTAGCTGTTCCTGGTATGATAGGAATAGTAATAGCGACCATCGCTCTATTTTTGGAATTCTAGGAGTCTGCTATGATTAAAAACATCTTGAACTGCTTAAAATTTTTAAAGGCCCGTTTAAAAGAAAAATCGACCTATCAGGGATTTGTCTACTTGTCCGCTTTCTTTGGTCTAAGTTATGGCGCAGAAATTTTTTTTCAAATCGAAAGTTTAGTTACTGGTGTTTCACTTCTTTTAGGTGCCGGAACTGCCATTTGGCAAATGTTTTCAAAAGAAAAATAGTGGTAAAATAATTACATGACACAAACACTGCTTGATAATGTAAATGTAGATACTGACGGGGAACCATTCCAAGGTGCTGGCGGTAGCTGGATTGCTACTGTTAGGGCCGATGATTATGGGAGTGGGACTGTAGATTTGGAAATTTCACCGAATAGTCAAAGTTCTTTTACCCCCTTAACTGACGGCTCCTTCACGGAAAATGGTCAGGTAAAGATAGATTTCTTGCCAAAGGGTACCAGTATTAGAGCTCGTTTATCAGGCTCTACAAGCCCCTCAAATGTTTCTGTAGAAATAAATCAATAATTAATTGAAAATTCTATCGATCTTATTTTGATCCCTTTGTGGTATCGAACTAGGATAACTAGGTGGTCTGATGGTACTAAAATTGCTATCAATTAGAGCTTGTTTCCATCGTCTCAACGATTCTCTATAGGTATTTATTTCATCTATCTGGTTTTGAGTATACGTATTCCCATTATTATTTTTAGAGTCGTCAAACTTCCACTTATCTGTAATGTTAAGAACATCGTCGATTTTTTCATCGATTTGTAAACTATTACCTTTTAAATCAGAATCAATCGTTTGATCGTAATCGGTGTTAAGCATCTCTTCATTTGTTTCAGTATTTACATGCTTTTGTTCCTCAGGAAAAAAACCATTTAAGTCACCGTCATTTCTCATTTTCATATCGGGCAAATTATCGTATTTACTTGTGATATCACCGTATCCATTTAAAAAATTAATAGTCATTAGAATTTCCTTAATACAAATCTTAGATCACGTAAAAAATAGCCACCTGAAGGGGTCAGCCCCTTAACATCAAAATCCCAATCGTCAGAAAGTAGCGCATTTATACCTTGTAAATCAGTTACGGATAAATCCAAATCCACTACATTGCCGGAAGAAATATCTATTGAAATCCATGTAAATTCTTGTGCAGATTGATTGTCAATAAAAAGATTATTTGTTTCAAAAAGCGTTGTAACTGTGTCGGCATTTACTATTCTAAAAGCCATTTGAAAAGGTGTTGCCGCAGAACCCGTGACTTGTGCTTCAAGAAAGACTCGACTATTACCAATTAACCCTTTATTCCATAATGAACCCAGACTTCTTGTAACAGAGCTTATATCCTCCATTTGAAATACTCTGGAAAAAACTGAACCGCTAAATGACTGTGCCGGATCATATGGAAGTTGTATTTGATCGATATTTAGGGAAGCATTAAAAAAAGAATTTACAATAAAATCCGTTCCATCATAAAAGAGTTCAATAGGAATACCCGCAGCGATTTGACCCGCTTGTGGATCAACCCCAGCTCTTAACTTAATGTTTTTTACACCTAATGTTGCAACATTTATCGTACTAGCACCCGCGTTGGTATTATTAGGTACAAATCGTACCCTCATACCTTGAAAGTAGTCGATAGGTGCTAAAAAACTAGCTACAGAAGAAACAACATAAGCATTAGCAATGCCAGAATCAACATAGAAGTCACCTCCGGCTGTGTAAATGCTCATGGCTTTTGCAGTTTGCTGCAAATCCCCATTGTCCGGCGTTTGGCCTGAGGTTAAAAAAGTATTATTAAATTCACTATTCCAGGTGTTATAGTCAGAATCCTCAACCGTAGGGGGTGAATTATTTGTCCAAGTTTTATTTTTTGGTGCCATGTTACGATCCTAACATAATATTTTTCATTGTAAATTAAAGTTCTATCGCCCTGAACCTTACATGAGGACATGTAATATTATCTGTGGTCTCATTATTTTCTACAAACAGTTCAATAAAATCATTTTGAGATAAATCAGTAATAAAAAATGCGGTAGTTTCAGAAGCTTCGTTCGCTTTGGTTGTGTTTTGTGACTTGCTCTCATTTATAATGGTCCCGTTCTTTGCTATATAAATCGTCATTTCCCTATCGTTTGCCGCTGCAAAAAGATTTACAGAAGCTAAAATTGCAAAACTTTTTGTGATTGTTCCCGTATACGTTAATCTACCGTTAACGCTTTGGACAAAACCAATCAAATTAAATGAAGTAAAAGTTGCCGGATCAATCTTAACCGGAGTATCTATGACGGCTATTGTTGTAACTGTTGAGTTATCAACAAATCCAATAAAACCGAGACTTTTTAATAGGTTTCCAGGTTCCCATTTCCCGCTGGATGCATTGAAAACAAGCAATTGTTTATCAGTTGGGACTGTAACCGCCACATCCTGACCTTGTATTTTGTTGGCATTAAATCGATTTACTACATCTTGTGAATTGTCAATTTTTTGAGCATCCCAAGACTCAACACCATTTACTAAATTCAATCTGGAGTCAGCCGGTGAAATCAAACCTGACGTATTGTCAGGCAAGTCATTATTGAGATCTATTATAAGTTCTGCTGGTGTTTTAACAGTCAATTTGAATTCTCCCTATTTTAGGCCCCATAGCCTGAATCGTATCCCGAATCATATCCACTACCAGAAGGCAAAACGCCTGGCTCAGTAAAAATCAACTTGATAAAAGCAGGCTTCACTCTTTTAAGTATACACTCAAAAATCGTTGATCCAACATTCAAAAAAGTAGGGACATCGTATGGGGGAAAGAAATTTGTCAAAGATTCCGATTCTACGAGCCAAACAAACCTGGCCCCAGGCGTTGAAACGGGTATATTTGGCACATTATAGGGAGGGAATAACGGTTCTTGAATCGGTCTAATTGTGATAGTAATACCCAGTTTAGAAGCGATGTTTTCTATATCTGCAAGAGTTGAAATATTCATACAGGCTAACTTAATAACGACGTCACGCCGTCTATCTTCTAGACTCCCTTCACCACAAAAGCATTCATCTGGTATGCCTAGCGATTTTTCCCAGTTTTCCAACAAAACCTCAGCACAATTTATGTCATGCTCTTTGGCGATTGTATTAACAAAATTTTCAAACCTTTTAGACTCCGGTGAAAACACGGACAACAGTTTTCTAAAATTTGAATCATCCAAAAATTTAGAACCAAACACTTTGTCATTAGGCAGTAGATTTGCTAGCGCGTCTGTCTTTTGATCAAGTGAATGCGTTTCGTAAAGTTGATTTCCCATTAGACAAAATTCACGGTTCCTAAAGTCCCAATTTCACCCGTGGTAATAGGGATATCGCCAACAGGTGAAGAAAGTGTGAAATCTTCCAATTTCAGACCGGAACTTGTATCAATCGTATCCGTAATAGCACAAATATAGTCCTGATCTTTTATATTTTCCCCTACCGTGGTCTTTTCCCTAAAAAATTGATTCAACGAGTTAATAATTGCTTGCTGCATTGATACCGTCGCTGGGATGACTGATGTAAATATAAAATCAACTGATACTGCAACAGGTGCTAAAACAATAAGGTCAGACTCTAATACGAATCCTGAAAGTATCTCTAGAAGCTTGTTTTTAACTGCAGTTACCTCAGATAGGGACGGTATGATGTCTTCATCATTGTCACGTGTAAAATAGACTGTCATCTGTCCGGCATCTGGAGTAGTTTCTTCAACAAACACTCTAGTGACACCAGATACTAATTTTGCTTGAGCAACTAAAGAAGATGCATTATTAAGCGCAAATGGGTTTTGGTAGGAATCTAAAATTCTGGTACTGAAATCATCATCCGTTTCAGTGTCCGTACCTCCCCCTATTTCACCAAATTGAACAAAGGCCGTATCGTCTACGCCTGCTATCGGTGACAAAATTGTTAAAGCGACCCCCGCCAATTGATTTGCAATTTGTCCGGTATCAGTGGATTGAACCTCAATAGAGGCCGTATCGAATCCCGCAAGTATTGTCCCCGTGGCCGGTGTCGTTGGGGTTCCTGTGATCTCATAGGTAAAGCTATCAGGCCCAGTAACAGTGATCGTAAAGGTCCCGTTATATTCTGTTTCAATAGCCCCTGATATTGTTATTGAAACCCCACTTGCTAAATTATGATCTGAGACAGTTTGACCCGTTGCTACGGAACCAATGCGCGTTAAAGAGTTGACCGATAACGATTGAGCCAAAATTGTTTGTTCTGATAGCGTTTGATATTGGGTACCATCTGCTGAGGCAAAAATAGTTAGTATTGGAATTGTACTAAGGGAGATTCCCGTAGCTGTAATAAAACCCTGTGCTTGTGAAGCCGCGTTTCTCGTAATATTTTTATAAGTACCCCACCTAGCTAAAAAATCACCTGTTGAAGTATCTAAAAATAGTTCGTTAAGTAGTATTTTTAAACTTTCAAATTGCTCAAAACTTCCACCGGCGAATGCAACTAACAGACTTTTTATGAACGATTCTCTTAGCCCTGGATTAAGCGTGGATAAAATGGCTTGAGCGTCCGATACCATTCGGTCTAATATTTCTTGTTGTGATTCTGGAAATGTCAATGTCATTTTCCGGTGTTCTCCCATAACTTAAAAGATTTACTATCAACTTCATTTTGTGATCTAAAAAAAGTCGTGTTAATTTCTATGTTATCACTGGTCCTTACCGTTTCTGTAACAATTTCGTCAAGTTGTCCATCTTCTATGAGCCAATTAAATGCCTCTTGGGCAAAGGATTGAGCTTTGTTTGCAATCTCTTGAGTTGATCGTTGCTGATAGAGTTGCCAAATTTTAGAACCGTTTTCAAATCCCTCAACCTCAGACAGTTCATTGCCCCACCAACCGCGCCTCAGATGATTGACGGGTTGTTCTGTCTCATCGGCACGTCTTTCATTATAAAAACTCATAAAAATGGCCGTATCAAAAGAATTTATATTTTTGATGTCCCCCCCTTCAAAATCAATATCAAAAACATTGGTTATCGGGTTTAATTCAACAAAGATGTCTATATTAGTGCTCATAATTAACTCGCCGTATGATTCGGCGATCCGGTAGCGATTATACCTATAGGCGGAAAAGGGAATGAATTACTATTAACAACATCCCCGACCCTGGCAATAGCCGGCCCCCCGCCGCCTAGGTTTGTCTTTGCATTAATATTTGCTGTGTTAGCTGTAATATTTACATCCCCGTCCACGCTTATTTCTAAATTGTTTTTTGACTGTATTTCAATTTTTCCATCTTTCTTGAAAAGAATAATACTTCCCGTGAGTAAATTTGAAACATAAAACTCACCCTCAACCAGTCCACGCGGCCTTATTTGTGGAAAAGAACCTATGGTTACTTTGTTTTCCTCTTGCCCCATCACAGCAAAAGTCAAACCGATCGAATCTTTGGGCAAAATTCCCCCAATACCGTAAGGCCAAAGTATTTCAGTGTTTGCGATTTTCCCATTATATGAAATCTGCGCTATCGGAAATTGCATGGTATCGGTACTTGGATTCGTAACCACTGACCTTTTAATCATGTTCAAAAGTTTTTGCATCATTGAGTGAATAAGCTCCCCAGATTACTCGATTTTTTCTCAGAAATAGGCTTTTCAGCTTGTTCTTTATAAGCGTCTTGATCTACTAATTTCAGCTCAGTTGTTGACCCCTTATCAGTCGTAAAACTGTATCGACAACTCTTAATTAAAAGTATATCATCGATACTTGCGAAATCATCTTGTACTTTAACCAACAAATCGGGTCTCCAAATTTCCTTGGTACCCTGCCTAAAATGCCCTTGTACTTTACACGTATACAAAGCTGATTCTATTCGTCTTATATTCGCTTCCCATCCGGCTCGTTTACCAAGATCAGCGTCGTCCGTACTTTGTTCGGCTAAAACAACCAAATTTCTCCCTAATCTAATATCAGAATCTAAGGCATCATTTTTTTGGTCAACAATATTTTGATTCGTAAAAAGACCCCCTAACATACTAGTACCCGTTGTATTCAATTGTGATTTAATCGTGTAGGTATTGAATCTTTTGGAATCATCATATCTTGCTGAACCGCTTATCGTATTAGATGAAAAAGCTCTTGGCCCATCCGAAATATTCAAAATTTCTTGGCTCACTCGTATCCCTGAGGAACGATTAATCACAATATTTCCCAACCCGTCTGTAATCAAAAACACCCTCTTTTTCCTGGCAAAAGTTTTTAGAAAATCAAATATATTGCTGTTTATTCCTGTACTAGCTATTTCCCCCTGTTCAAAATCCTCTATATCAGGAACATTATTGATTACTTTAAAACCAGTAATATTGTTTTCTTCCAAAACCCTTTCAATCAGTCCTTTAAGAGAAATTTTCTCGCTGATCTCCAAATTTTTTAAAACGAAAGAATCAATAATATCCATTGTCTTGTCTCTGCCTTGTATAAGAATGGTGTGTTTATCCGCAGCCCAAGAGGGTTCTATAATCTCAACAAAACCAGTTAAAACCGTAAATCCTTCAACTTTTACGATACAGGCTTGTCTACGTTTGATAGGGAATTTATCAGGACCTAGGGTAGTCGTTTCAAAAGAAAACGTACCCGACAAAGTATCTAAAGTTGTGAAAACTTCTGCACGGGTGAACCCTTCATATTCCCTATTATCAACTTGAATAGTGATAGCCATTATCGCGTCAGAATTAGAATCGTGCCTTTAATATGTGAAATATCCCTGAAATTGTTTAGGTTGCGGAGGTTTTCAAAATTATCGAGGTTCCCATATAGCCTATAAGTGAGCTCGGTCAAAGTTGTTTCGTTGACTTCAAATTCTTCAATTTTAAATGCTTGTTGTTCTTCCTCATCTAAAAACTCTCGAACCAGTGTCCTTGCCTCTTGCAGGCTTGATTTATCAGAACTGGCAATAGATTCAAATGTAAGAATCTTTTCAAATTGCTCGTTCAACTGATCACGTTCTCTATTGACATCTTCCACGGTAAGAAACGTTTTTTGAGGTACGTTTCTATAGTTCATCAATAATGCCAAAGTTTGAATAGAGCCATTAAACTTATCCCTATTGGCCTTTTTCTCATTGAGTT